CTTTGCGCTCTTTGCGACTTGGCGCGAAATAATATTGCCTCGCGCAAAGACGCCAAGGACGCAAAGGTTGAAAAACATTCACCACAGAGAACACAGAGGACACAGAGAACAATCTCTGTGCTCTCTGGGCTCTCTGTGGTGAAAAACCTCTTTGCGCTCTTTGCGACTTGGCGCGAAATAATATTGCCTCGCGCAAAGACGTAAAGGACGCCATAAAGAAGCCATGAAGCCAAGAACATGGCTTCCTGGCTTCCTTGTTTCAAAATGAAAAGCGACTACCAAAATAAGATGCAAAAGCCCAGTGAGAGCAAAGGTGGGAGCAAAATACCCCCCACGAGAATACCCCGTAAAACGCGCCAGGATGCCCCAGGACGGGCGCATAGGCTCAGGACGGTCTCCTTGGTGGGTTAAGGCAAATCATCTAAAATGCACAAAAAACAGGTGGAATTGCACAAAAACTGTGAGGTCGAGGCAGCCGTCGCCAGAGCCTGCGGAGTGAGTCAGGCTACTGTGCGCAAAATTAGAAACGGTCACTGCAACGGTTATGCCATGCAAACCGTGCGCCGCGTCCAGCGCGAGTTGCGGCGGCGCGGGGCGCACCTTTCAGAGGAAGACAGAGCCTTTATGGTTTTCGTGCGCACGAAGGCTATGCCGTTCCTGGTGGCGAGAAGAGAGGGTGACAACGATGAAGTGGTTCAGTAACATCTACATAAGCCCAATAGGCTTCAAGGCTGCTGACGAGAGCAAGCGTGTGGCTATCGTTGACTTCGCAACCAACACGCCCGACCGAGGTAAAGAAATCTTCCACCCCGAGGGCATCGAGAACGTTGAGGAATATAAAGCCAATCCAGTCGTTTTATTGAATCATGACTGGTATGGACTGCCCATCGGGCAGGCTACTGATCTTGACATTACACCAGAGCACCTGCGCGCCAAAGTGTCATTTGACGATGACGAGCGCTCAGTCACAGTCTATAACAAACTCCGAAGCGGCAGCCTGCGAACGGGCAGTATCGGCTATGACCCCGTGTTGACGGAGTATGACCCGAAACTGGACGTCTATCACCTCTGGAAAACGAAACTTTACGAACTGAGCATTGTGACGATCCCGATGAACCCCACCGCGCTTGTGCAATTTGTGAAGCACCTTGGTCTGACTCCCCGCGTTAAAGGGGTCATTCCTTATCAGAAGCACCCGCTTGCCGATGTGGAGGCTGAGTGGGATGCTGGGGCGGAAGTGAAGAAAGCAGACGTTGAGGACTTGAAGAAGATGTGCGCCTATTTCACGGGGGAAGGAGACAAAAAGTCCGATTACAAACTCCCCCACCACAAAGTGGAGGGCTATCGGACTGTCTGGCGGGGCGTCGCCGCGGCGATGGCGGCTTTGTTGGGGGCGCGCGGCGGCGTGGACATCCCCAGCGCGGATCGGCGCGGGGTCTATGAGCACCTCGTCAGGCATTATGATGAATTCGATAAAGAGCCGCCTGAATTCAAAGCAGGCTTTGATTTTGCCAATCCCCTCATTGGGCTTGTGAACTTTAAGAATGATGAACTTTTTCACCATGAACTTTCTGTGATCGCAGAGCGATTACAGAATTTTCATGGAGATGTCAAAACAGTGGAGAGCCTTGTGCGGCATCACGTCAAGGAGGGCAGAGTTCTATCTGCTCGCAACCGCGATCTCATTATGAATGCTATTTCAGCGCTCCAGGCACTACTGGAGGCGGCAGACGAAGGGAAAGCGGATTCTCCTGACGCCCTGAAGGCTTTACTTCAGTCCCAGCCCGGCAATCTACTGGCAGAACTTCTGGCGATTCAGAGCCGTTAGTGATTCAGAGAGGTGAAAAGCAATGAACAACGAAAATGTCGTTCTTCAACTCGTGGACTCTGAGGAAGAAATCAACAGCGAAAAGGTCAAGGACGTCATTGAGAAAATCAAAGATCGAGATAACGCTTTCGACCTCATCGCAGAAGCATTGAAACGAGCGCGCAGAAGCAAAGATGTCGTCACGCGCGAGACGGTCAACCAGATGATCACGGACGCGACAGAGAGGATGCGCGAAACAGCACGGAAGTATCTGTATTCTCGCCGTGATGACCGCGCTGATGCTGAATTCGGGGAGCGCGGGAGGTATTCCTACAAGTCGCTCATCCTCGACAATGTCAACTTCCGCGATGCACATGTCAAAGATTTGCAGCGTTTGAATGATGACTTGCTGCTGCTGACATTGTGCATCAACGCGAAGCGCATGGGGTCAGGCGAGCCGCCCGTCAGCGTCACCGACTTGAGGCTCTATAAACAGTGGCAAAACGAAACGGCGCGCTACAAGGCGATGGACACGCAAACCGCCGGGGAGGGCGCGGAATGGCTGCCGACGGCATTCAGCGCGAATCTCGTTGAGGAGATTCGCTATGCCACAGAAGTCGTGCAACTTTTCCCGGTGGTGACTATCCCCCGCGCGGCAGGATCCATTAAACTCCCCAAAGCAGGCGCGGATCCGACGGTGAAGTTCGTGGCTGAGGAGACCAGCGACACAGGAACGAAATTCCCCGCGTCCACGCCGGGCACGGGCAACGTGGAACTCGTCCCCAAGAAGTTCGTCACGCGCATCTTGTTCTCGACTGAGGCTGAAGAGGATTTAATCATCCCGGTTCTTGATTACATCAGGAACCAGAAGATTATTCCTACCATCGCCGAGGCGATGGAGGATGCGGCGATCAACGGGGATGCCACTGGGGCGCACATGGACTCTGACGTGACCGCTTCAGATGACGTGCGCAAAGCGTTCGACGGTATGCGCGCCAGCGTGCAAGCCGCATACGATGTGGACGCAGGCAACATTGACCCCTCCAACTCAGGTTTCAATGCGAAGTTCCTGGCCGCCGCCGCGGCGATGGGAAAGTATGGGCAGAATCGCCGTGATTTGTTTGCTGTGTTCGGCAACAACTCGTCATGGGCGATTCTCAACAATGCAAGCGTCGTCACGGTGGAAAAATACGGTCAAGGCGCGGCAATCCTGACGGGGGAGATTGGGCGGTTCATGGGGATTCCGATTGTGGTCAGCGGGAAGGTGCGAGAGAACCTCAATGCAGCGGGTGTGTATGATGGAGTCACGACCAATCGGACGCATGTGATGATCTGTCACAAGGGAGCATTTGCGGTCGGACTCAAGCGCGACCTCACCATTAAGGCATCAGATGTGCTCTACATGGAGACCGACCAGACGGTTGTGGTGGCGACGATGCGCAAAGCATTCAAGTTCCTGTATGGGACAGAGCCTGCCATCAACAACATCTTCAACGTCGCGCTCATCTAATAGTAGGACAAGTTGGCAACTTGTCCTACTATGCCAGGAAGCCATGAAGCCAAGAACATGGCTTCCTGGCTTCCTTATTCCAACGGAGGTCACAATGAGGTTGATTTGCACACGTGCAGGCGGGTATCGTGGCGGCGCTTACGGCTTGAACCTCAAGGAAAATGATACGTTCGAGGTCAGCGATGAGGAAGCGGCGCGGCTGCTGAGTGAGTTCCCTCACTGGTTCAAAAGGGTCTCGCGCAAAGACGAAAACATTCACCACAGAGAACACAGAGGACACAGAGAATAATCTCTGTGTCCTCTGTGGTAAAAAACCTCTTTGCGTCCTTTGCGTCTTTGCGCGAGACATTTGACAAATGCCTGCCATTGGTCTGACAACTTTATCTGCGGTCAAGGAGTTCCTCGACATCAGCGGCACAGGCGATGACGCGCTGCTGACGAATTTCATTAAACGTGCCTCCGCGCTCATAGAGAAATACTGTCGCAGGACGTTCGGGGTGGCTACTTATCACCAACGGTTGGACGGGCCGGGCGACACCTATCTTCTATTGCCGCAGTATCCTATCGTGAGCGTGACAGAGATTAAGGTGGGTTCAATCGCCATCGCTGCGGAGTCCAGTGATGGCGATGGCGGCTACTTCGTCAGCGACGCGAACGCGGGTATCATCTTTTACCCTGGCGGATTTCCCAAAGGCACGGGGAACGTGCAGGTCACCTATCAAGCAGGATACGATTTGCCCGGAGATACTGCCACGAGCGCACCCGATTTGCCGTTTGACATTGAGCAGGCTTGCATCGAGTTAGTGGCGCATTGGTTCGAGCACCGCGACGCGGCGGGCATACGTTCTGAGGATGAAGGGAGCGTCAAATTCGTCCATTTCGAGGGCGATATTCCAGACCCAATTAAATCGAAACTACGCCGCTATCGTCAACCATGAATTACACCACGAAGGTAAAAATCGAACGACCGACGATGACCACCACGGCGGGCGAGCGGATGTTGGACCCATTGACGACGGTGGCTTCCTCAGAGCCCGCGCGCATTGAGAGCCTGGGGGGGCGACTGCAAGAGACTATTTTGGGGCGATTCCCCAATGCAACACACATCATTCACCGGTGGCGTCGCTCGGTTGCACCAAAACCGAACGATGTCATCACTGACCTCACAACGAACGATGTCTTCGTCGTCGAGGATGTTCGGAAAGTGTTCGGCGGGCGCCGTCTGCGGCATTATGAGTTGATTCTGTCTATGAGATGAGGTTCAAATGCCTCGCGCAAAGACGCAAAGGACGCAAAGGTTGAAAAACATTCACCACAGAGAACACAGAGGACACAGAGAACAATCTCTGTGCTCTCTGTGCTCTCTGTGGTGAAAAACCTCTTTGCGCTCTTTGCGGCTTGGCGCGAAATAATAATGCCTCGCGCAAAGACGCAAAGGACGCCATAAGGAAGCCATGAAGCCAAGAACATGGCTTCCTGGCTTCCTTATTTCAGTGGTGAGGGATGATCGAACTCGTCGTCCGATCCCAGCCGGTCATAGATGAACTGAGCGCTGCATCGCAGCAATTGCAGCAGCAGCGACGCGCCGCATTGCTGCGGGCAGCGCTCATTGTCGAGCGAGAAGCGAAGAAGCGTGCCCCTCACGACACGGGGCGGCTGCGCTCTTCTATCTCTCACGACGTGCGCGACCACGAAGCAGTGGTCGGCACCAACGTCATCTACGCGCGGCAGCGGGAGTTCGGCGGGACGATTGTGCCGAAACAGGCGAAGGCGCTCACGATTCCCGTGGCGAAAGAGGCGAAGAGGCGGCGAGCGGAAGATTTCCCAGACCTTTTTCTTGTGAAGCGCCCAGGCAAAGACGCCGTGTTGGCTCTGAAAAGTGGCAAGAGCCTAAAAGTGATGTTCGTTCTCAAACAAGCCGTCACGCAGAAGGGTTCGCTCTATCTCCACGGAGCACTGGAAGCGACGAAGGATGACGTGCGAAAAGTCTTCGAGTCGTTCGTGAGAGGAGTCGTTCATGCCTAACATCATTGCGACGGATAGCATTATGCATGCGCTGCGCGATCGGC